TCACCACCGAGGTCCCTGAGGTGGTTATCGTTGGCGTCGCCCTCATACCTACGGAAAACGATTGAGTGACGCTTATGTTCGAGTTCACGGCGCCCGTGCTGCCGAAGTAGTTAAAGTATCCAGTGGCATAAAAGCGCCGCGCATTTGCAAGATCATATCCGGGGTCTGGCTTCTCTAGCTGCGTCATCACGCTGCCAACCTCTAGCTGCAAGCCCCATAGCTGAACCTCGCCAGCCTGCACGCCGACATTACCGGAGCGGGGAGCAACAGCGCTCCCTGAACTCAACCATATATTTAACTGTGAAAAGTCGTTGCCGTTTGTTCCGACGACCTTGCCGCTCGCGCTTGGCACTGCCAACGTGACAGAGTATCGGCCCCATACCGCGCCGGTTGTTATCGAAATGCCGTTACTATTAAACGCTGGAGCAGACGGCGATCCGCCTGTGCCGAAATTCTGATCGATGCTGACACCGATCTTTGTTTGCGCGCTGGAGTAGGCGTAAAACGAGACCGTGACGGTCTTGCCAGCCAGTCGCCGAACGTTGTCGATAGGCTGGAATAAGACGGTATAGGAATTTGCGTTCGCGTTGCCCGTAAAAAAAACGTCCAGAAAATTGGCTGCGCTTTCATCGTTGACAGCGGTCCGTATCCCGTCATTCGCCGCCTGGATTGACACATTCATCGTGTCAAACGAGTTGCTGATCTGCCAGCGATCGGCGGTGTATGTATTCGCCGTCGTCCAAGGCCCGTTGCCGCGCTGTCCGATATTAAAAAGCGGGTTGTGAAGGACGTTCCTTCCGGTAGCGTTATAGGCTGGAGCCACTTGCGCGGCGGTCTGATAGCCCGAAGGGTTAGATGTGGGATAGCGGCTGGTATCGCTCGGATGCGCGTGATCGGACCTCGCCCACGTGCCCCCGACGCCGACAGCGGCGGCGGCGTCCATGATTGGCGGCGTCGTCGAGGCGAGAGGGATAGCGTTTTGCAGCGCTATGATTTCATCATAAGCGTGCTGAAAATTGGCGCGGACGCTCGCCGTGGTCGGCGTTCCGGTTACGGGAACTGAGGGATCAATCGCTGAGGTCATGGTGCCCATTCATCCCAGATTGATGTGAAGTCGTCCCATTCCGAAGCGCCTTCGTCCCACTGCGAGAACGGGTAATGATACTCAAACATTGGAACGGTGTGCGCTGGCGCATACATACGGATCAGACATTCAAGCTCCGCGTTGCCCCAAGCTATCAGCGGCTCGCCGGCGTGCGAGTCGTCGGTGCGGAAGTAAACGTAGGTTTCCTCTGCCGAGAATACCGTCCAGGCATAGTCCCATGTGCTATCGTAGAGCGGTTCGTCGGCGCGGTTGATGTCGACGCGGAACGCGGAAAATGTTGCGATCTGAATTGTGAAACCGTGCGCGGCGGCAAGCTCGATGAAATAATGTATGGACTGTCCGCCGCGCATCGAGAATTTCGCGCACACCGCCGCCTGTCGCTGTTGGATCGTGGTCAGCGGTTCACAGTCTGGTAATCCGAGAGTTGCTTCCCATTCCGGCAACATCTCTGCGGCGACGCTGCACGGGAAGGTTTCACCGATCACCTCCCCGGCGCGCGCGTGCAGCCGCGCCCAGGTCGGCATCAGCGCTAGCAGTTGCTCCGCTTGCACCGTGCCCCATCCGCGATGCCAGACGCGGCCACGCGGCAGCAGGCGTTGAAACTGCCAGAGGTAATCGGTCGCGGACGCGACGGGCAGCGGCATCAGATCACCGAGAGGGTGCCCATGACTGGCAGCGCTCCGGCTGGCGCGACGACTGGCGCGGCGGGGATCGTCATGTCGAAGCGGTTCACCCCCGGCGTGCCGCTGATCGCGGTGTAAAGCTGCGAGGGATAGATCGTGCCGCCGACTTCGCCGAAGGCGAGGAACGCGTCCGCGAGCGACGCGCGGATCGAGGTCTCCATCTCGACGGTCGAGGGATCGAGGCTGCCGATCGTCACGTCGATCGAGAACGGCACGGGCGCGGCGATGAAGACGAGCGCGGTCACGGGTTGGAGCGGCCACAGATGTTCGGCGACGTTAAGCTGATCGCCGCTTGCGGTCGGTCCTCGCGTTTCTTCACTGGCGCAGCCGTCGGTTCCTTGCGGGAAGCCGTTATGCGCGGCGTTCGCTGCGTCGAACATCGGATAAACCTGAACTTGTCCGGCGCTCGATTGTATCCAGGCGCGGGTCACGCCCGGAACTTCGAGCGCCCATTCGATGTAATCCGACGCGGCCCCGCCCTGCGGCGGTTGCGCGTAGCGGAACAGCATCCGTGTGCGGAAGTCGGCTTGCGTCTCTTGATCGGCGCCCCCGGTCAGCGACGTTCCGGTGACGCCTCCGCCGTTGATCCCGACGATCGGCGTGTCGATCCCGATCGGGATTCCGGCGTCGGCGTTCGTCCCGACTCCGTTCACGGCGGCGACGATCGGAACGATCAACAGGCCGGTCGCGTCGACAGTGCCATCCGCGGTGGTCGTGTAGGGCACGGCGTCCTGGCGGGTCAGCGCGGTGCCGGAAGGCAGGACGAGCCCGGCAGTGCCGGTGAACTGCGCGCTGCCTGACGCGGGCGAACTGTCCTTTTGATAAACCCCGATCAGCGCGGCCCAGGCATAGAGAAACTCGTCGGTCGCGGTGAACGGGACGGACTGTCGCGCGATCCAGTCGAGGTAGCCATAGACGCTATAGGCCAGCCCGGCCATGACCCAGGCGAGGACGCGGAGGACGGCGTTCCGAAGCAGTCCGTCGAGACCGGGCACCCCGGAAGACGTGACGTCCTCGATCGCTTGGTTGCGGAGCGCGGTCAGAGTTGGCCTAGCAAACGGGATGACACACACTCCCCAGTCGGAGGAACCAATGAACCCGCGTCCGTTGCCACCCCGTGAATATCTGCGCGAGTGCTTCGATTACGATCTGGAAAGCGGGGCGCTGCGATGGCGCGAACGACCGCGCGGACATTTCAGTCGTCCGAACGTCCACGCGGCTTTCAACGCCCAGAGCGCGGGACGCTTGTTCGGCAAGGTCACCCGCGACGGGAACGGGCGGGCGGGCGAACTTGATGGTATTTGCTACAAGGCGCACCGCTTGATCTTTAAGCTTATGACCGGCCTCGATCCTGTCGAAGTCGATCACCGAGATCGCGACAGGCTGAATAATCGCTGGTCCAATCTCCGCGACGCCACCCAAGCGCAGAACAACGCCAACGTCGGCGCGCGTCGCCACAATCGGCTCGGTATCAAAGGCGTTAAGCCGCACGGTCAGAGGTTCATCGCGCGGATTACTGTTGATCGACGGGCGGTGCATCTCGGAGTGTTCGACACCCCCGAGGCTGCCCACGCGGCTTACGTCGAGGCGGCGCGCGCTAGATGGGGAGAGTTTGCGGCCAGCGAATAGCATCAGGCGGCGATCCTACGCGCGAGGGGAAGGGCGGCGATTGGGGGTCCTTGCGCGACCGCGCGGAGCGTCGCGAGGTTGTCCCACGCCCAGCCGTAGACGAAGCGGGTCAGCGATCCGTCCGGCTTCGTGATCGCGACGGCGATGCCCATCATGGTTCCGCCGATCGCGTTGTCGAGCCAGCGCGTATCAACGACGACCGAGGACGCGACCGAGTCGTCGATCAGCCATTGCAGCGCGTCCTGTGCGTAGCGTCGCGCGAGGCCGAGGGTGTCGCGCGTCTTCTTCGCGCGGTCGAGTTGCCAGAGGTTCGAACCGAGCGGCTGATCGGAATAAAGGTCGGCCCACCAGCCCCGGCGATCGGAGGTCCCGTCTGTCGGAACGAAGTCGGGCGTCGCGAGGCGATCGGTGAACAGGCTGACGAGGCAGGCGGTTTCGAGGTCCTGTCCGGACTGAAGATCCCCGTCCGCGAGTGACCAGTCGCCCATCGCGTTCGTGTTGTCCCACTGAATGAGGATGTCTCCGGCACAGGTCGCGGGCGGCAGCGTTCCGTCCGCTTGCGGCAGCGGCAGTCCGGCTTCCTCGATCCAGCCGGTCATGGGCGGGCCTCGAGCGCAGCGACGCGGGCGGTCAGGGCGGCGACGAGGGCGCGAAGCTCGTCGAGTTCGCTGGTCGCTGCGGCGTCGAACTCCGTGACGAGGCCGTCCCACTGCGACGCGCCCATCCTGGCCTTGATCACGCCGGAGGCGTCGACGGTGATCGTCGTCCCGTCGACTTTGATGCCGCCGAGGACGGTCGTCGACGCGATCGGCAACGTATAGGTCGGCCCTGCGGGTCCCTGCGGCCCTTGGGGTCCTTGTGGTCCGGGCACGGTCGAGGCGGCCCCAGGCGGTCCCTGTGGCCCCGTGGCGCCGGTCGTCCCGGCTGGCCCCTGCGCTCCGGTCGCTCCGGTGTTGCCCTGCGGCCCCTGCGGACCTTGGGGTCCGGTAGGTCCGGGGACTGTCGAATCTGCCCCAGGCACCCCCTGCGGCCCCGTGGCGCCCGTGGTGCCGGTGGTTCCTTGCGGTCCTTGTGGTCCAGTCGCTCCGGTCGGCCCTGTCGGTCCTGGCACCGTCGAGGCGGCGCCGGTCGGACCCTGTGGCCCGGTCGCCCCCGTCGTCCCCTGGTCTCCCTTCGGTCCGGTCGGTCCGGTCGGTCCTGGCGGTCCCGCTGGTCCGGTCGCTCCCGTCGCCCCGGTCGGTCCGGTCGGGCCGGCTGGTCCTGGCGGTCCGGTCGCTCCGCCGCCCCGGTTCGCGTCGCAATAGTGTTTCGTGACGGCGTGATTTGACACGGAAGGCTCGAACGCGAGCGACAGGTTCGAGTTGTCGAGTGCCACGTCGCCGGCTCCGGAACGGCTCGACGTGCCAGCGCCCACCTTGATGTCCGGCGACGTGATCGTCGTCGCGGTCTCGGCGGCGATTTTGGCCGTCTTCGTCTTCACGGCGACGACGTTGTTCCGTTGCAGAGAGATCGCGTCCCCTTCGTCGGAGAAGATCGTCACCTCCCCCGGCTTTTGATTGCGGGGGCGGGCTTTTTGATTCGCGGTCGCGTGAACGACGCCGTTCGAGCGGTCGCCGTTGCCGAAGCTGACGAACGCGTCCGAGCCGATCGGGGCGTGCGAAGCGATGCCGTAGAGTTGCACCACCTGAAGGTTGTCGATCGTCTCCGGCGTGCCGCGCACCTTGCCCTGGACCTTGTGCACGGGTCCGGTGTCGTCGGTCGACGTGATCGTGACGGCGGCGGAGGCCATCTGCACGCGGCGATACAGGCGATCGGATACGGTCATGTTGAGGCGGTCTGTCCTGGCGGATTGAATGTCGTCTTCGCGGGCGGTGCGGCGGCGGTCGCGTTCGCGGGGTTCGGCGATGTCGGGTTCGCGTGCGTCACGCCCTCGACGGTGACGAGGCCGAGGGGTCCGGACGGTTGGACGAAGAACGCTTCGGGCGGCATCAAGGTCAGTTGCCCATGCTGTCCGCTTTCGTCGCGCGTATAGGTCACGGCGGCGATGATATAGTTCGCGTTCCGGAGCTTCAGCGCTTCGGCCTGGATCGGCGCGAGCTTGTTCACTTCCCAGAGCTTGCCGGCGCTGTCGCGCCAGGAGTCGCACTTTACATTGAACTGATAGGATTGCCCTTTCCGCTTGTTCATCTCCCAGACCGCGCGGTCGTAAACGATGTCCCTGCCGTTCACGAATTGCTCCGAGATCACGTAACGCTTGCGGAAGCGCGGAACGCCCTCGTCCCTGACGATCTTCCCCACGTCCGGCGTGTTCACCCCGGCTTCCGTGCCGAAGGTCAGGACGGACGTCAGATGCCCCTCATACTCGGAGAAGCGTCCGTCCATCGAGAACGAGACGTCGCCTTCCTCGACGTTCGCGCCGAGCGAGAAGCCGGAGGCCATCGAGTCGGTGCC